CGATGACTCCAAGTTAAGGGGGGCAAGGAGGGACAGGCTCTACATGAACGAGGCCAACAACCTTTCCTTCCACGCTTACACGGAACTGGCAGCACGGACCAAGCAGTCGGTTATCCTTGACTGGAACCCGGTCAACGAGTTTTGGTTTCACTCCGAACTGATGCAAGACGAGGACGTGGACTTCCTTATCCTAACCTACAAGGACAACGAAGCCTGCCCCAAGAGTGCAAGGGACTTCATCGAGAAAGCACGGGTCAAGGCTGAAACTTCGGAGTATTGGGCTAACTGGTACAAGGTCTATGGCCTTGGTCAGGTCGGGACGCTTCAGGGTGCGATATACGAGGACTTCGAGGTCGTGGAGGGTATAGATGTCAGCCGAGCGAAATTCGTCGCCTTAGGGCTTGACTGGGGCTTTAGCAACGACCCTACGGCACTCGTAGCAATCTACCGCCAAGGGGACTGCCTACTCATCCAAGAACTGCTCTACTCCACGGGCCTGACCAACCAAGACATCGCAGACAAGTTGCGGACGCTGGGCATCACAAGGGCTTGGGAGATCGTGGCGGATTCAGCAGAACCCAAGAGCATCGAGGAAATCTACCGCCTTGGCTTCAACATCAAGCCTGCTGAAAAGGGTCCTGACTCGGTTCGGAACGGGATAGACATCCTGAAACGCTTTAAATTGCAGGTTACCAAGGACTCGACCAACCTCATCAAGGAATTAAGATCCTACACTTGGGCGACCGACAAGGAAGGCAAGAACACGGGGGTCCCGATTGACTCGTTCAACCACGCATGCGATGCGATGCGGTATGTGGCCCTTAACAAGTTACGGGTCAGTAACTCAGGGAAGTATGTTGTGGTTTAACTTTGAGGCATGATCCCCGAACGCATCATTGACCTGCTCATCGAAATCGGGAAGACGCTTGCAGCCGTTTTCTTCATCATCACCCTTCTAACCCTCCTTTGGACCTTATGAAAGTCATCCACTACTACCACGTTTATTGCGGGGGCAACTGGCAGTTAATCCTCAACCAGCACATGATGGCCGTCTGCAATTACGGCCTCATCAATGTCTTGGATGAAATCCGTGTAGGCATCGTCGGTCCACCCGAACAACGCAAGGCGGTCAAGGAGGTGCTGGAAGGTTCGATGGTGGCCGATAAGGTCAAGGTCGTAGTAACCCGGACCAATGCTTGGGAGCAGGCGACGCTGACCGAGATGTACCGGGCCTCGCAAGAAGAGGAAGCCGTGTACCTCTACGCCCACACCAAGGGGGCTGCGAATCCATCCTTGACCACCCAACTATGGGGCAGGTCCATGCTGTTCTTTAACGTGGTGGCTTGGGAGCGGTCCATGCAGATGCTCGAAGGTGTGGATGCCGTAGGATGTCATTGGATTACCAAGGAGCAATTCCCTCACATGGCTGACCACAACAACCCCGAAGGCTATCCGTACTTTGGGGGCAACTTTTGGTGGGCCAAGTCGTCCCACATCAAAGAACTGGGCGAACCTGCAAGGGATCACCGATTCCAAGCCGAGCATTGGATAGGAAAGAAACCCGACACCAAGGTCTTTGATTCCAACCCCGGCTGGCCTTCACCCGAACGCTTTGTCATAACCTTCTAACATGAAAAAACACATCGACCAACTCAAGGCTTTGGACTACTCGCACATCTACACGACTGCGGTGGAACATATCATTGAAATCTACGAAGAGGCCAAGAAGCACAAGGGAGGCCACGCTTTAGAACTCGGTTCCTACCTTGGACACTCAACGCTCGCTATCGCCTTGGCCGGGCTTGACGTGGTGGTTTACGACACCGATACAACGGTTGAGGATAAGCGCAAAGCACTCCTGTCCAAGTTCAAGGTCGAATGGAACAACCAACCGAGCCACATGGCCCTGCAAGAGGTCAGGACGTTTGACTTCATCTTTCACGATTCCGACCACGGGGACGGCATGATTCCCGAAATGGTTGCCTTGTTCAACAAAGCCCTCAACCCCGGTGGGACGATGGTCATCCACGATGCCGAACTGCTGACGATGGTCAACCTTACGAGCCAACTGCAACCACACGAATACAAGGGGTCAACGGACCAAAGAGGCAGGATGCTTTTAACCCTCTACAAGAAATGAAGGCAAAAACTTACATCTTCTGCCACGATACCGACATCGTGAAGCAATGCGAAGCCGAGGGAAGGTTCAAGGACTTCTTCCCATACACTTGGGTCATGCTTGGGTTCAAGGACTTTGACGGCATGGCTGGCCTTGACCACATTATCGCAAGAAACGAACCCGACAACATTGAGAGCCATCGTAACCTCGTCGCTTGGACGGGGTGGTACGCTTTAGCCAAAAACGGCTACATTAAGCCGGGCGATGTCGTGAACCTCTTCGAGTACGACCTCACCAAGACAGGCGACTTTGACCAAAGAGCCTACTGCGCCTATTTCCGAGTCCCTGTGGACGTTGTGCCTTACTGGTCGTGCGGTGATAATTACGAGCCACACATCAAGCAACTGACTGGAAGGGGTGCAAACGAGTTCTATCAACCCGTCGTGCCTGTAACTTCCAACTACACGCTTACTTGGGACGATTCCTACCTTGACCTAACCATCGCTTGCATTGAGCAAAAGTTGGTCGCTATTCCCCACGTCGGCCACATTTTAGAACGAGCATACTCGCAGAGGTTCGCTGACATCCCTTACAACGTGGCTGCATTCAAGCACGCCTTCGCCAACTCTCACGGGTTCTAAGATGTACTTGGTCGGGGTTAATTACGCAACGAGTGAGTACCTTCCAGCAGCGAGGGCGCAGGCTAACCAATACCCATTCCCAATCACAACGACCGAGGACGAAAAACGTGAAGGCAGGGGCAACAACTGGTGGAGGTGGAAGCCTCAAATCATCCTTGACGCTCTCTTTGACTTACAGGAGGACGAAGCCCTGCTTTACTTGGATGCCCAAGACCTGCACGGAGATGGCTGCTTTGAGTTTGCCAAGCAATACTTGCAAGACAACCCCATCCTGTTGCATCAAAACTTTCACAACCATATTTCATACACGAAGGGCGACTGCTACGCCTTGATGGACTGCCTTCAATTCTTTAACGAGAAACCGATGCAGATAGAGGCAGGGTTCCTCGGACTACGCAAGACCGACTTCACTATTGACCTCATGTACGAGTGGTCCAAGTGGCTGCACGTTGATAAGGCCGTGAATGACGACCCAAGCGAATACCCGAACCATCCGTCGTTTATTGACCACAGGCACGACCAAAGCATCCTGACCAACCTCGCCCTGCTTAACGACCTGCCCATGGTTGTCGTTCCCGAAATCCGTTGCAACTCAAGACCCAAGTTATGGCTATGAAACTCCAAGACCTCACCATCGACCAGTTCCAACGCATCGGAGCCATTGAGTTCTCCAGCGTCCTTGGGGACTACGACAAGCGTGCAGGAGTCGTTGCAATCGTTGAGGGGGTCGATATATCACTCGTCCGAGAAATGTCCGCCAAGAGCGTCCTAAAGCGTTACAAGGCTATTATCAGCGAGTGGAACGCATTGCCTGCCCTTGGGTACAAGCGAAAGTTCAAAGCCGGGGGCAAGTGGTGGATCCCGACGGTGTTCACGGATGAACTCACGGCTGGGCAGTTGATAGAGTTAATGGACGCAAACACGACGGACGAGAAGCAACTGCTCCAAAACCTCCACCGAATCATGGCGACCCTGTGCAGAGAGGGCGGTCTATTCGGATTCTTCCCCAAGAAATATGACGGTGCTGCCCATGCGGAGCGAGCCGAACTGATGAAGAAACACGCCAAGGTCGGGGACGTTTGGGGGGTTGTCAGTTTTTTTTTGCTGAGTTCAGAAAGTTACTTGAAGGTTTTGACCGATTATTCCAAGCACCTGATGAAGACGGCCGAGGGGCTGACGTAAGCCCTCTCGCTGGCTACGGTTGGCTGATGGTGGTGTGGCGAATGGCAAACAAGGACGTGCTGAAATTCGATGCCATCTTCGCTATGAAAGCGGTGGAGTTCTTGAACTATGCATTGCTGATTCACGACATCTTGGAAGCCGAGAGGATGGAAGCGGAGCGAGCGAGACGCAGATAGACACTATCCGGCACGGGGGACATTTACCCGTATGGAAACAACCATCCTCGCCAATGGCAAACCCGTAGGCAAGTTCGGCAGCGGTTCGATGAAGGGCATCGACGAAACCGCTTTGGAGGGGATTGGTTCAGTCGTCGGCCCCAAAGGTGGAGGCAAGTCGCCAACCCACGACGTGCTGGTCAAGTGGATTGAACGGGTCATCGAACTTGCGAAGAAGAACCTCGAAGCAGCCAACGCCAACGCAGGGGGAACGCTATCGGCATCTATCGCCCCCGAAGACATCGAACTATCCGCAAAGCAAATCGTGGTGGCTATCATGGCTAACCCCTATTGGAAGTATGTGGACCAAGGGGTGCGAGGCAAA